AGGTATTAAAGAGGTTGGCGAATTGACATTAAAACAAGCTGGAGAAGTACTTAAGAAATTAACAAAGTGGGTTAAACAGGCTGAAAAAGAAACTTCTGAAACTGAAGAGCAAGAACAAGTAGAAAAAATAGAACAAACAAACTAAGGAGATGCTAGGCCTATGTTAGACAAAAATCAATCTAAAGTCGTCCTTCCGAAGTGGGTGTGGAAGGGCGCACGAAATGAAAAAGAAGCAAGAGTAAAGGCGATTGAGTACATCACTCCCGATCGCTACCCAGGATATAAAATAATAAAAATTCAAGGCGACATAGCGGTATGCGAAAGGGCGAATGCGTGATGTTTAAGATACCTGTAAGGCGTGAATCGATGAAAGAGATGTTAACAGCAGTTCGGGATTTAGAAAAACGCGGTTATGACTATGTAACGCCAATCAAACGAATATATAGGGCAGAAAGCACTTTTTATCATGAAGGTAAATTTAGGGGAAGAGAAAAGGTTCGGTTTACTGGCATGGAAGACAATGTGAGCTATGAATGTTGGATGAAGAAGGTGAATTAAATGAGTAATTACAACATGATACGTACCATTATCTCTCAAATAAGCGGGCAAGAAAACATAGTGGTTGTGCCAAAACTGTTCGTTAAGTTAACAGGAGATCTCACTACAGCAATCCTTTTGAACCAAATCGTATTCTATAGCGATAAATCAAAAAGAACGGATGGTTATTTCTATAAATCGTATAAAGAGTGGGAAGAAGAAATTTGTTTAACGAAACGACAGGTTAGTTACTCCACAGCGAAATTAAAAGAAATGGGTCTTGTAGAAACCAAGCTAATGAAAGCGAACGGTGCGCCTACACTTCACTATAAATTGGATTATGACAAATTGGTGCAATGGATAGTAACAAATTGTAACAATGGAAAATCACAAAATGTAACTATTGATTCTAACAATATGTCGCAATCTTTAACAGAGATTACTACAAAGACTACAACAGAGATTACTACATTAAAAGATAATATGTCTTCTGACCAAAAAGAACGGTCAAAAGACTGCATCCCTTATGAGGATGTCGTTTCTTATCTTAATAAAAAAGTAGGTAAATCTTTTAAACATAAAACAGCGAAAACTAGATCGTTAATCAAAGCTAGATTCAAAGACGGTTTTACTATAGATGATTTTAAAAAAGTTATTGATATAAAAGCAGCACAATGGCTTACTGATTCGAATATGAGCCAGTACTTAAGACCAGAAACATTATTCGGTAACAAATTCGAAGGTTATGTAAACGAAAAAATAAAAGGAGTGGGGTCTAATGCAAGCAGTAGCAGAGTCGGTAGCAAAGATAGTAGCTTCATCAACAAATATGACTTTACCAAAGGTCGCAAATGAAAGATGTGATTTATGCAGACGTAAAAAGTTTCTTGATGAAAACAACAAAGCTTACTGCTGGTATTGTAAAGAGATTGCCCCTCAGGACGTTCAGTTAGCTCAAGAAACGCTTGTAATACAAAAGAGGAATCAAGTTATCAGTTTATACGATTCGTTTGCTGACAACAGCCTAATCAATGACAAGTTAAAGAAGGCTACTTTTGATAACTACGTCCCTCCTACAAAAGAATTAACAGATGCAAAAAAGGCAATTATGGATTTCGTTTCTACATACAGCAAAGAGGATCCAACAAGCATGATCATTACAGGCGATTACGGGGTTGGTAAAAGCCATTTATGTGTAGCAGCCACTAAAGAACTAATGAAACGTGGATACAGCGCGATGTTCATTCAGATGAACAAGTTATTTACAAAAATAAAGTCTACATGGAATAAAAATAGCGAATTAACAGAGGACAAGCTTATGTCACTCATTGCTAAAGTTGATGTTCTTATTATTGATGATTTTGGAGCAGAATTTACGGAAAAAGATAAAGAAGGCGTTACCTGGAAGCAAACGAAGACGAATGAGATTGTAGATAGTCGGATTGGAAAGAGCACTTTATTCACAACTAATTTTAGTGTAGATCAGTTAGCTGAAATGTACGGAGAACGTGATTTTAGCAGAATGATGGAAAACGCGGAAACGCTAGAAATGTTTGGCGATAATTATAGATTACGAAATTTTAAGAAGGGGGAATAACAATGTGTGTATGTGAAGGAACGGGAGTAATTAGCAACGATATGGGGAATGGCTGCTATCAATTTGCACCGTGTATTTGCGAAGCAGGGAATCGCAGTCCTGAAGAAGTGGATAGAAGACGTCATGCCGTTATGGCGGAGTTACGAGAAATTCATCAATTACAACTGGAGGGGAAATGGGATGCCACGACTTGGAACGGATTTGGAAAAGGAGAATTACACAATGGCGTTGCAGCAGGGAAAATACATGAAGAAGTCGCGTCGTAACTTATATATCGCTTTAGAAGAGTTGGATTTAGTGTTTGATGAAAGAGAAGTTATTCGATTAAGAGAAATGTGGGATGAGGATAAAGATATTCTTGAAATAGCAAAAGAGCTAGGAAGGCATCAACTAGAAATCGCCGCATTAATTATGGATCAGGCAGATAAGAATAAAATCAAATCGCGTCCAATGGGGTTAGGGGCATGAAGCAACTAACACTGGAGGATGTAGTCGGAAGTTTTGATTATACTGCAACAAGTACCGTGGACAAATTTTTGAAGCGTAATAGCGTTATGACGTACTCAGTAGAGTTTTACGATATAGATGAGAAGTGGAAGCTTCGTTGGTTTGAGGCGAAGTCCGAGAGCGAAGCTATAGAAATGGCTAAAAAGAAATATGGAAAGATACAGATTATCACCACGTATATTTCCGATAGAACCTTAGAAGAGATAATGAATTTAGAGTAGGAGACATAGCGTTATGACGTATTTAAAGGGTAGAAACTCATTTGATTGAACGAGGCACTCATAGGCGTCATAGCGTCAGTAGAAACGTTGGGATTACTGGAATCAGAAAGGAGAAATATGGGCTTCGGATTTACTGGATATGGGCACTAAATAAAAAAATGGTCCTTACTATTACGTAAGAACCCCATAATCGAAGAAAAAAAGTCGTATGTGAAACCAAGTGGGAATCACAATAATATTTTAACATCCAAATATATAGTTGTCTATACGTCGGATTAAACAACATAGTTATTTAAACGAAGAAGCCCTAGATTTAGGGATCTAGGGCTTCTTGTGTCGGTATAACTCACACAATGTTATGAAAAGAAAAGAACTTACTGAAGATAACATATGAATGTTTCGTAAATGTATCAAAAAAGTGAACAAAATAGTTATTTGAATGGAAAATGACAGCTGAAATATTAAAAGCGTATCAGCTGTCACTAAAATAAAAATTCATTTTTATTAGTAGGTTTTTAGTTGGTATTTTTACTCTTCTTAGAAGAAATTGTACCAAAGATTGCTCCGGACATTGCGCCGATTAAAGTCATAAAAATTGCACTCCATACTGTAAATGACATAAATACACCTCCTAGAAATAAATTATTGTAACTATTTAAAACTATTGCTTCTTATTCTTTTTAATAGAAATGATAATTGCAACAACTGCTAAGAAATAAGAGGAGACCACGAAAAGAAAGACATTTAGTATTCTCCTTTCAATATTAGTTTTAAATATTTTATAAACCAATTATTACATGTTTATAAATTGAACATATAGGATATGTAATATTGCATATGGAATTGTAGGATGTGAAGAAGCGAAGAGGATAGTTAAACAAAAACACTGTTTTAATAGAGAACATTTAACAGGACCCGATTAGGGGGACGGGTCCTGTTAATGGAACGATAGATCTTTATGGGATTACCAACACATTACCATAAAAGGTAATTAATTTCCATCGATTGGGTGTTGAGAAAGCTTTTTATAAAAGCTTTGTTTTACACACCAAAGCAGCTAGCCAAATTAGCTAACTGCTCGGTTCTCCAAGGGGGAACAAGGAGAAAGTAACTTAATGGGTTGTCTACAGTATTGACGGAATATTGAGTTTTATTCACGAGAGATTATATTCTGAAATTTGAATTATGATAGTCGATATTCTCCATATTGACCAGAAAAGAACTAAAAGTTCTAGTGAAATTCCAAGGGTTCTTTTCTTAGTTTTTTGAGATTCTTTTATCAAATAGCCAACAGCACTAATTGCTATAAGAATGAAAAGAATAAGTTCGAGTGTAACTGGCATTCTATCTACTCCTAAAAATAATTTTGCATATAACGATTATAAGATATTTTAATGATTGGTAGTAAAAAATTCAACAAAATAATCCTTTTAATAGAAAGTGAGGAATAACAATGGGACTAGGAAACCGTGGGATGGCATTTGAAATGCTTATCAATCTAGCGAATGAAATGTATCAAAGAGGAGGAGTGGCGCTTATTAACAAGCGTCCAACTCCTGTGAAGGTGTTAAAGAGCAAAGGTAGCCGTGTACTAAATGGATTCTATGAAGCAAAGAGCACAGTAGACTATGACGGTGTATATAAGGGACGAGCTGTAGCATTTGAAGCGAAGTCTACAGAGAAAGATACACGTTTTGATTTAAAGAACATTGCACAGCATCAATTGGATTACCTGGAGAAAGCGGAGAAGATGGGAGCGATATGCTTCTTCCTTATAGAATTCAGTAAGGATAAGTCAGTATTCGCAGTGCCACTATCAGTCATTCAATCTTATGTAAGGATGTCTCATCAACCGAAGGGCAAGAAGTCTATACCAAGAGCAGACTTTGATATTTATGGGTACTTAGTAGAACAAACAGAACGAGCGCCAGTTGATTACTTACAATATATTGATGAAGTAGTAGCGCCAGTCATGTTTGATGGAATGATTCAGTTTGATCAGGACTATCAAAAGGTAGCGAATAATATTGAAGCAGCAAAAGAGAAGATGGCCAACAAGAAATGTAAATTATTAAGGGTTTAATGGATAACGGAACAATGCAGGGTGTATAGTGGGGACTACTCGCTATGTGTGTTTCCCTTATTCAACAAAGAGATAGTAAAATTTCACGTACCTGATGTGAATGTAAAAAGACAAATTCAGAAATAGGGGGATTCCTTCATGGAGAGACAATTAACTTTATTACCGGCTATCGATAGAGAGACAGAAAAACAGGTTCAGAAAGAAGTAGTGAAAATACTAAAGGAATACCGCGCATTGAAAACGCGTTTTGAAAATGAAGTGGAGTTAAAACACGAAGGAATCAGTTTGTTTCCAGAGATTAGGGACACGAGATATATTAGCAATATCAAGTTCAAGCAGATCGATAAGGCTTTACAGTATGTTTTGGATTATGACGAGGCTGAGATTATCAAGAGGAAATACTTAAATGCAGATAAGCCGAAAGACAGCTTTATTTACACTGAATTATCGATGAAGAAAGATCACTTCTATTATAAGAAGAAAAATGCGATTCGATTGATCGCTACATCTTTAGGGATGATTTGAAGATATAGAAAAATAGTATATTTTGTAATATTTGTATGTTAATATATTTTAGTAATTTGTTTTTAATATATTAATAGGGAGATTAAAGTATGTTTAAGAAAATGAATCTATTATCAGTTCTATTTGTAAGTATATTGATTTTACTTACAGGGTGTGGAGGCTCTTCGTTAGCTTTTAAAAAGGGAGACAAGTACAAGGAAAGTGATGGACGTAGATTTATAGAAGTAGTAGAAGATAATGAATGGAAAATGCACGAAAAGAAAAATCGTACTAATGAATATGCTTTATATAAAGTTGAGGAAACTGAATATAAGGCTGGGGAGTATGCTGTTGTATCATTATCTTTGAAAGAGCAATTTGGTAAAAGTGATCCTTTGCATCTGTCATCTGGACCTGAGAAATATTTAGTAGCACCTACTGATAACGGAATGTCTATTGGAAGAGTAGATTTTGATATGAATAATCATTGGGAAAAATTCCAAAAGAATTTTAAAGAAGCTGAAGATAAGGAAGCTTTTTTAAAGGAAGTTGCTGAAAAGCTTAATTATAAATATGAGAAAACAAACTAAATAGTACATATAGAGTAGAGTCATTATATTGATTCTGCTCTTTTTGTATTTAAAAACGTCGACAAAACGCCGATAAAAAAGGGGGAATTTTAGAAATGAAAATAACGATAAATTATATGTACAAGCCCTTTGACAACCGCATATCGAAGAGGATTAGTACACCTATAAGTGAAACGTTCTTATGCGAGAATGTCACGGTAACGTATACCGCATAGTAGGGCGGGCCAGGCGGTAAGAACCCGTGTTATGACGAAAAGACCAATGAGTATAACAATCACATATTCCAGTGTGGCGGGTGTGAGATAACTCGCATTCGTCATGCTGTTTCTATTGTATTTATCAATCAGCTCGGAATGCGTCCTCTGGGTTGATAATAAATATAAGTCTATTTCCCTCTAATATGTCGGTTCTTGAAAGTGAAATGGGGGTGGTTGCTCATGATTGAGTGACACTTGCATTCTAAAAAGCTAAAAAGTATACGTATCTCGTACATTAGTAATTACTCAAGATTCTTATTAATGACCAAAACGAGGGCAAAGAGTTCCACTCTTTGTTTGAGCCAATACAGCGGAAACATTCCCCTTCCGTCCCTCTAGTGTATTGGTTCAAACAAGGCGTCGGAAGAAACATATACGTCTTGGATATAAATCCTTTATAATTCGATATTGGTCAGCTAAGGCCCTGCGACAGCCGATGTATTGACCGACTCCACGGAGTATAAACGGGAAGATTCTTAGTCTTCTCCTAGCCACCGAACGTAAAGCGCGTAGCTAATAAGAGCTAAAAAATTACATGATGCGGTGGCTTGGAGAAGGTTGAGGGTACCTCACATCAACCTTAAATGAAGAGATGCTTATTGCCATTTGTTTTCTCTCTTTTCTCCCATCCCCTTGAAAGCTGTCACTTCGGTGATGGCTTTTTGTTTATTCAAATGAAAGGATTGTGTTGGTTATTGTCGAATAAATAGAGTAGGAAAGGGGGGGGAATAGTATGATTCAAACGATTATTTTAAAATCAAACGATACAACAGTTTTACAAAAGGATGTTAACGATGCTTTAAAAGAGCTATTTGATGTTAACATTGTCGATATTAAGCTTTCAACTTCAACAGATGGTTATTATGTTGCAATGATTATCTATTCTGCATTATAAAGAAAAGTGCATCCATAACGGGTGCTTTTTTCTTTGTTATATAGAAATTACACATTAAACGTGAAACTGAACAAAATGGACATTTGGTTAGGAGGATAAATATAAGATGAAGGGTATAACAGGATATACCTTATTTCCTACATCCTTTATGTTAGGGATTAGCAAGGATGAATACTCGCTTGAAATATTCCTTGGGATAGTGGCGATTAGTATAGAGTTAAAATGAGGTTTTGATATGCATATAGGAATAACTATTTTAGGCGTTGCTGTGATCTGGGTGGCGTCTTGTTTGTTGTTAAGGAAAGATAAGGGGTGAGGGGACTTGCAAATTGAAATATTATTAGTCTCAAAAACAAAACATAGACTAGTAAACAAGCGGTTTTCACCTTTTATTCATAGAATATGATGAATTCTATTTTTAGAGGAGGGAATCATATCTATGGGATGGGATAATAATTTTGGCCATTCCCGAGATTGTAATAGATTTTGGGATGATTTAGTATTTTGCGGTTGCGGCCGTAGACGAAGAAGAAACGATTTTAACGACTGTCATTGTAGACGTGATTGCGATTGTGATGAGTGTCGTCGTAGACGTAATCATGACCGCGATCGTGAGCATGAACATGGACATGGTGAGCATCGAGATTGGTAAAGCCTTTTGAAAGAGTGCGATGAAAAAACGCACTCTTTTTTATTATGTTTTTAATTAGTACTTATTAACCCGAAGGACGCAGTTTCAATTGGATTTAACATTTTACAAAACAAGCGAACACAACGAACGAAAATAAATGTCCTACTTAACTGTCTAAAAGTTGACCCTTTTGTACAGTTGAAATGTATAGGGTAAAAACTTTGTAAACAGATAGTTGTTAATGTCTAAAAGATAGTCTAAAATGAAAGTATATAATTCTTAAGACTTTTAGACTATTTTGAGGTGATTTGGATGGCTATCGTTGGTTATGCAAGGGTGAGTACAAAAGACCAAAACTTAGATGCACAAATTGAAAGGTTAACAGAATATGGATGTGAAAAGATATATTCTGAAAAGTACAGTGGAGCTAATAGTGATCGGGAAGAATTGCAAAAGGCATTAGAGTATATGAGAGAAGGGGATAAATTTGTTGTTTGTAAAATAGATCGTTTAGCCAGATCAATATTTGATTTGCATAAGATTGTAAATCAATTAGCTGATCGAGGAATAGCGGTGGTGTTTCTTAAAGAACAAATTGATTTTTCAACGCCTGCAGGTAAATTGATGTTTACTATGCTAGGGGCTATTGCTGAGTTTGAAAGGGATTTAATTAACGAAAGAACAGCTGAAGGAAGAGAAAGAGCTAAAGCAATGGGCAAACATATGGGGCGTAAGGGGCAGGATGAAAAACAGGTGAAGCAGGCTATGAACTTATTCTTTAATAGGAAAGAGAATGGTTTGAGTGTAAATGATATTTCAAAAATGACGGGAGTTCCGCGTTCTACTCTTTATGCTAAAGCGAAAGAATTAAAAGAGGAGGAATTATGATGGAGGAATATGAACAGCTACGGCAGGAATTTTGAAATATAAGTAATCAGTTAAAGTAGCGAATCCGCTGCTTTTTTATTTTATAAAGAATTCATTTTAAACATTTCTTATAACTAAGAATACTTATGTAAATATGGGAAACAGATTTGATTCTTGGAATGAGGGGATCGATGTGGATATAACGAAAAGTATGGCAAGAATAGTTGTTAATGGGATAAATCTTCCGTTTACTTCAGTTAGTACAACTGCATGGATTAATGGACCTGCAAATGATTTAATTGTTACGACTAGGCAAAGAGTGAATGAGCTTTATCGTGTTATGTGGTCGCGGGTACCAGTCATGCTAACAATGTATTTCATTCAGGGGGCGGACATGGTGAGATTTGCTAGGGTTGCAGGAGTTGATGAAAGTATAACGGGAGAATATATATATCATTTTATTTGGTGATAAGAAGAACTTTAAGTAGCCTAACAGCTGCTTTTTTATTTTATAAAGAAAAAGGAACCATAGGCCCCTTAATTCGATTCAGAAGTTCTGTAGTTTTTCTTGATGATATCTCGCATGTTTAAGATAAAGAATAGAAGGAAAACCAAGGCTATGATACCGTTAATCCAGTAGTATGTATGTCCCGTTGTGAATCCAGTATAGAAAGAAAGGGAATTCCAAATTAAAAGGATTGTTGAACAGATAGTAGAGATCAATAATGCACTAAAACTTCTCATGATTTTCACCTCGATTCAAAATGTTAGAACTTATTTATAATTTTACATTTAAATAAATAGATTTACAAGGAGAGGAATAAGAGAAAGAACCCGCTAGAGTTCGGGTCCTTTCAGAAGTGATGATGTTTTCTCGGCTTAGGAACTGAGAAAATACAAAAATATAATACATCGAGTTTTAGAGAATTTCAAGAATAAATTAGAGTGATTTTGGAGGATGATGAACAATGAAATTAACTAAACAAGAACAAGCGGTTGCAATTGGTACATTCATTTCAATGTTAGGACAGGACCTTGTAAATGAGCGCATCGATAAACAAAAATTAGAAAGTGTAATTCCAATCTTTAATGAGTTAGAAGATAACACAACACCAAAGCAAAAGAGAGAAGCAATGGTTAGTTTGCTCGATAAAACAATGGAAGAATTCCTAAAAGCTTAAAAAACTAATAGAGCCTATCGTGAGGTGGTGGTTATGGCTAGACAACGTAGCCCGGACAGAGATAAAGCATTTGAAACATATAAAGTAAGTAAAGGTGAGAAGCCATTAATTGATATTGCTGCTGAGTTAAACCTTAAGCCTTCGCAAATCAGAAAGTGGAAATCACAAGACAAATGGGATGAACAAATGAATGGTAACGTTACTATTGCGAAAAGGAGCGTTACTAATGTTAAAAATCCCAAAACGAAAGAAAAACTGAAAGAGATTTTAGAAGATGAAGAGTTGACCGAAAAGGAAAGGCTCTTTTGTTTGTATTATGTGAAATACTTCAATGGTACACAAGCTGCACTGAAGGCTGGATACTCCAAAGACGGCGCTCATGTACAGGCTAGTCGATTGCTAAGACGTGAACGAGTTTCTTCCTATATAAAAGAGCTTAAAGGTGAGTTAATCGAGAATGTATTTGTGGAAGCAATGGATGTGCTTAAAGAGTACATTAAGATTGCTTTTGCTGATATTACTAACTATGTAACCTTTGGACAGAAGGAAGTACCTGTAATGGGGATGTTTGGCCCGATGAAAGATGAATCCGGTAAAGAAATAACTCGTATCATAAATTATGTAGATTTACACGAGGCTGACATGGTTGATGGTTCTATAATAACCGAAGTAAAACTCGGAAAAGATGGCGTGTCAGTAAAACTTGCTGACAAGATGAAAGCACTGGACAAACTATCTCAGTACTTTGACTTAGTACCTGACAATTTCAAACGTAAAATCGAAGAAGAACGCCACAAAATGCAGATGGAAGTGCAGAAAGCTCAAATTGATAAAATTAAAGCAGATACTTCTCGTATTAAAGGTGATGAAGGTGAAGAGTATGAAGATGACGGTTTCATCGATGCGTTAGAAGGTAAAACAGCAGAGGTGTGGGAAGATGAAACTTAAACCTGCCCCTTTTAAATTTAGACCATTCTCAAAGAAACAATTACAAGTACTCACTTGGTGGAGAAAAGATTCACCTGTGAAGGACCATGACGGCATTATATGCGATGGTTCTATTCGTGCTGGCAAAACTGTTTCGATGGCTCTTTCTTATGTTATGTGGGGAACTGAAACATTTAATGGTGAAAACCTAGGTATGGCAGGTAAAACAATTGGATCACTGCGACGCAACGTAATTACTCCATTAAAAAAGATGTTAAAATCACGTAAATATAAAGTGAAAGACCATCTATCAGAGAACATGCTTACCATTAGTAAAGATGGCCATACGAATCATTTCTATATATTTGGTGGTAAGGACGAATCATCACAAGAACTTATCCAAGGTATTACATTAGCGGGTATGTTTTTTGATGAAGTTGCTCTTATGCCGCAAAGCTTTGTGAACCAAGCTACAGGACGTTGTTCTATTGAAGGCTCAAAGTATTGGTTTAACTGTAACCCTGCCGGCCCGTATCATTGGTTTAAACTTGAATGGATAGATAATAAGGAAGACAAGAACCTGCTACATATTCATTTTACAATGGACGATAATCTTTCTTTATCTGAAAAAGTGAAGCAAAGATACTATCGTATGTATAGTGGAGTCTTCTTTCAACGCTTCATTTTAGGTTTATGGGTGCTTGCAGAAGGTATTGTATATGACATGTTTAACAAAGAAAAGCATGTTGTAAAAACAGTAGAAAGAGAATACGAGAAGTATTATGTATCTTGTGACTATGGTACACAGAACCCTATGACATATGGACTATGGGGATTGTGTAAAGGTATATGGTACAAAACAAAAGAGTACCATTATGATGGTCGTAAAAATTCACGGCAAAAGACAGATGATGAGTATCTTGACGACCTAAAAGAATTCATCGGAGATATTTCTATTCGCGGGATTATAGTTGACCCATCAGCAGCTTCATTTATTGCTTTATTGAAAAAGAATCGATTTAAAGTGCTTAAAGCTAAGAATGAAGTTATAGATGGCATAAGAAATGTAGCGCGACTTCTTAATGAAGAGAAGATAAAATATAACGCCTGCTGTAAAGAAACATTCCGTGAATACGCTTCTTATACTTGGGATGAAAAAGCTACAGCTCGTGGTGAGGATAGACCAAATAAAGAGAATGACCACCAAATGGATGGTGATCGTTACTTTGTAAATACAGTTGTTGTAACTAATAACAAAGCTAAGGCTGTTAAGTCAATCTATTAAGGAGGTGAGACGATGTTTGAACACTATATTCCCTTGCTGGATGAACAAAATGGCGAGCCTACATCAAAGTTACTAAAAAAAATTATTGATGAGTTTGAACCATTAAAACAACGCATGATTAACAGGTACGAGCGATACAAAGCAAGTGAAAAGGGTGTGCCTATCTTTACTCGGGAGTTTAAAGGTGATGGTAATAAAGATAAGGTTAACAATAAGCTAAACAATGACTTCTTTTCTGAAATTATCGATACAAAAATTGGTTATATGTTTGGATTGCCTATCTCATACAGCTTAGATCATGAAGATGATGAAGTATTGAAACGTATTCAGGATTTTTTAAAAGCGAATCATACTGAGGATGCTGACGCAGAAACAGGGAAGTTCGCCTCTATTTGTGGATACGGAGCGAGACTACTGTATCACGATAAAGAAGGCATCGAAAAGGTTATGAATATTAAACCTTACGAAGCTATATTTCTTACGAATTCAAGTATTGCAGAACCTAAATACGCTATACGCTGCTATCCAATCAAAGTAATTGATGGTGATGATTTCAAGGATGGTTACAAAGTAGAGTTTTACAATGAAACAAACATTATTGAGTACACTGGTGAAGATT